ATCAACCGTTCAGATGTCTAATGACAAAGGAACATGGTTTGGTTGGGATGTATCTAAAGTTGGTCCTGTAACAGACAAAGCTATATATGATATGGCTAAGTCATTTGCAGAGTCGGTAGGTAAAGGTGAAGTAGAGGCTAAACACGGTACAGAAGAAAAATCTGAATCGTCCCCATACTAAACATATCCTAGGTAGTGGGCGTCTAAGCGAGAGTGGAAACGCCCACGTTACATTTTATGATAGAAAAATTTAGAAAGATATTTACAGGTCTTGAGGAAAGATTTGGTTACCATCAGATAGACACAAGTATTGGTGATGGTAAAAAATCTGGAACCTCTTTTACTTCTTCGTATGCACATACAGAGGAAATGTGGAAAGCACACTTAGAAGGTACAAAGTTTGACGTTAAAACTAAAAACAAAACTATTCAAGCAGACAGTTTAGGTCTATGTCCAATTAGAAGTGATAGCACTTGTATGTGGGGTGCGATAGATTTAGATGAATACAAACCAAACGTAGAAGAATTATTTAAAAAAATAAAAAGTATAAATGTACCTTTCATACCTTTCAAGTCTAAAAGTGGGGGTATACATGTTTACATATTTTTAACAGAAGCTGTCCCTGCTTTATTACTAAGAGAAAAATTACATACAATAAAAAATATATTTGGTGATTGTAAACCAGATAAAATATTTCCAGTTCAAAAATATTTAAATTTAGAAAAAGGATCTGCAGGTAGTTGGATTAACTTACCATACTACAACGCTAAAAGCACAGAACGATACATGATAAAGGAGGATGGCAGCGCCGCCACGATCGAAGAGTTCTTTGAACACTACGAAAGAAATAAAGTTACTCCTGCACAATTAAAAAAATTAAAATCAAACATAGATGAAGGTGACTCTGGAGATTGGTTTCAAGATGGTCCTCCTTGTATGCAAGCGTTAGCTAAATTTGGTGTACCTAAAAGTCAACGAAATGAAGTTCTTTTAGATATGACAAAGTATATAAAATTAAGATATCCGGAAGAGTGGCAAGATAAAACATTAGACTATAACAAAAAATTTTTTGAACCAATTGGAAAAGGAATGAGTTATAGTGAAGTTAATAATGTAATAGGTTCTAGGGATAAGAAAGATTATAAATATAGATGTGATCAAGATTGGTTGAAAACATATTGTAATAGAGAAGAATGTGTAAAAAGAAAATTAGGTATTGGTGGAGGAATAGATAATGAATTAGTATTAGGACCTTTATCCTT